GATCCGGCGCCACTCCTCAACGTACGGCTGGTACTTGGACTGGTAGCTGACAGCGAAGGGGAGCGTGAAGGATCCCACTGCGCGCACCGCGAATAGCTCGCGGGCTCGAGCAGTAGCCTCCTCCGGCTTGGGCGGGTCTCCTTGGCGCCCATCACGCTCCCAGTCGATTGTCATGTCTCGGCGGATCTCCTCCACCGTGCCAACAAACTCGGCATCGCTCCAGCCGAGGATGGCCGTCAAGGCCCTGCGGGCCGTGGTCGGAGTGAACTGATCTAGGGCTGCTGCCCAGATCTGCTTCTCCGCCGTGGGCCTCGCGAAGGGCACCACGGTCTTGGTGATGGCGTCACCAATAGGCAAGCCACCCGCCTCGAAGTTGATAATCGCGTCGGCATAGTCAGGCTTCTGCGCAGCAATCCAGCTCACGGGAACCGAAACGATCGGGCCGAAGTTTGTGAGCCAGGGGTAGTCGCCCTGGAGGGCGACGTTGAGTGAGCCCTTGGAGATGCGGATCTGACCCTTGGTGCCGAGGTCCAGGCCAGGGATCTTGCTGATGTTGTCAGCAACACCCTGGGGTAGCGAGAACTGGAGGTACGCCTCGCCTGGTGCAAACAGCGCCTCGGGCAGTGCGAAAATGCCCCGCTTGGCCTCGATGGGATTGCCATCCCCATCGACAACAATGCCCATTGAGTTGGGCGCGTTGTAGATCTGGGTGTAGCGCATGAGGTTTTCGGGACGCTGCACGAACTCGCGGGCCCAGAATCGAAGTGCATTTTCCCAGGCCGGGAAGAACGGAATGAGCAGACCGAGCGCGGCGGCTGGGGTCGACAGGCGTGAGATCGTGTAGGTCGTCTCACGAGTGGCGCGCAGCGCACCAGCGTGAGCCGAGCGCCGCATAGCATCGACCTGAGCCGGAGAGAATGAGGTGACCCCATTCATCTCGTACTCGTCAACTTGCTGCTGCATCAGCTCCTTCCACCGCTTGCGGTAGAAGGGGTGACGGATGAGGTTGTCCTCGGGGATAGTGCCCAGTCCGGACATGGCCCGGTTGAGGAACCTGCGGTACAGGTTCCCGATCTCGGCAAGTTCCTTCTCCTCGATGGTGACAAGGTCGTCACGCCAAGCCAGCTTCGCCTGGATCTGATCCGGCTGGAGCGGTCCACGCCCAGCCGCAGCCATCAACTCGTCATCGGGAAGCCACTGGTAGACCTTCTCGCGCAGTTCCGCGATAGTCGTCTCGAGGTTTGCCGTGTCATAGATGCCTGTCCTCACACCCTGGAGGAAGGCATCATCCTGGACCAGCTCACGGATGAGGGCCTCGTTCTGAGCGGCGATGGCGTCAGGATCATCCAGTGCAACTCGCGGCTGCTGGATGATGCGTCGCATGATTGGGTCCTGGCGAATGTTGTCATTGACCAGGCCAGTCATGGCCAGCCAGTAGCGGTCGTCCCCAGGCTTGTACTTGACGAAGTTGAAAGATCGCTCGTACTGGGCGTAACGATTCTGCATGTAGCCCACGATCATCAGATCGTGGAAGCTTCCCGAGGACGCCAGGCTCTGATACTGACCGGAGAGGGCCTCGTTCGGGTCAAACACTTCGCCCGTGTCGAGCCGAGCCTGACCTTGGCGACCGACAATCTCTACTCGCTTCTCGCTCTCGATTCCACCCGTAACCACTTTGCGGCGGGCCTTCGGTCGGAGACGATCAAGGGAGTCTCCTAGCTCCCTGAGAGTTGCCCGTCGCTGACCGACAGACTTGTTCAGGGTGGCGCCGATGCGATCCAATTCACGCATCTTGGCCATGTCGTCGGCGTACTCAGGACTCTTGGCAAGGATCGCAGCCACGCGATCATCGACCTCGTCCTTGAGGCCAAGACGAACGTAGGCCAGACCAGCTCCGTCCTGACCGATCAGCTCAGAGGCTGACAGCAGGACGGGTTGCTTGCCCTTCGATGTCGGCAGAAGTACGTGGGTGAAGCTGCCACGCTCCATGAACATGGCGAGCTTAGCCTTGTCGTTACGACTGAGCGTGCCACGGAATGCGCGCTTGGCCAGCGCGGGGTCGTACTCCTCGAGAATCTGGCGGCTTGCGGAGCCAGTGCTGATGTCGATGACAGACGGGTTACCTCGGCCTGCCTCGGCCACCTGGCCGGGGATCAGGTTATCCAGGAAGCCTTCGTTGGTGCTCACCATGTCAGGCACAAACAGTGCCCGGAAACCCTCGGTCGTGGCGGGGTCATCCACGAGTACCTTGCCGTAGCCGCGCTCCCGCGCGTACTGCGTGAGCAGTCGCTCAATCTTTGCATTGACTGCACCGAAGCCCTCGCCTGGCTTGGGGTTAGTGATTGACATCGAGCGAGCGTCGTAGCCAGCGCCACTTTCATAGATCAATCTGTCGCGCGCGGCATTGGCCTCAGTTGCCCTCAAGGCCCGGAGCCTGCCCTCCATGGAGCGCATCTCCAGTCCGAGGTCGGAGATGTCATCTAGGCGAGTAAGAGGTATGTCCTTCGCCCACCATCCGTAGACAGTCTTTCCTTCGCCCCCGCTGATGTGGGTAAATCCGTCGTACCCAGCTTTGCGAATCGCATCGAGGATCTCGTAGGTCATGTCTGCTGCCGAGGCTGTTCCATCCCCGATGCGCCTCGCTCTTGGCACCTCGCGAACCCAGCTCCAAGCATCTCCGACGTTGGTCAGGAGCCCGTCGTCGATGACCTGACTGAGCATCGCGCCAAGGGTCGTGGATGTGCCGTCCATTGAGAACTTCGGGTCGTCCAGGACCTGAATGACATCTGCAAGCTGAGGGTTCAGCTCACCGTCCGCCAGGCGCAGCGGTGCGTCAAGATCGAGCCAGGCGAAGTCTCCCGGATCCGGAAGTACATAGATGACTGGATCGGCGATCGGAAGTCCGGATCCATCTATGTCCGCCCTGGCCTGGACGTGTGCCAAGTAGTAGCCGCGCGAGGTACTCGGAGCGTCGTAGATCGAGTAAAGCCCAGGTCCATGCAGGTAGTTGAGAGTCGTTCCGTCGATGAGGATGTCTGAGAGAGTGTCGTTGGCAATCTCTCTGCCGCCATGTAGTACCTGACCCTCTGGGTAGTTGGCGGGGTCATTCAACTGATCGCGAATGTCCTGGCCGCGTTGCTGGTTCTGACCAATTTCGCGCTGGATACGACGCTCTCTGCGAACAATCTTCTTCATCTCTGTATTGGAAATGATTAGTTTGTTCTTGGTTGCCCAATCGATGAAGTCGTCTGGAAGTCGATCTGCATTGTCTTCGATCCACTTGCGAACCGCGATTGCGCGCGCAAGTTGAGGGTCCTTGCTTGCCGCCACGGCAGCAGCTTCAATGTTAGCGAGGACTTCCCTGTCGGTAAGCAGGCGACTATCCGTCAGCAGGTTAGCCAAGTCTCGGCCAAAGGTTGCTACTAGCGCGTCATTAGCGCGCTCCAGAGCATCCCGTCTGGCCAAGTTCAGTGGCGCATCCATATCCTGGAGAGCTTCGTCCAGGGTCTGGTTTGCGAGCGATGCAGTGCTTAGCTCTGCTCTACTCGCAGCAATTCCCTCTGGCGTCTCGAGGTACCTGAGCTCGTCCAGGGGATCCTGGATTCGCTGGCTGGCAGCTCTGACATTCAGCATCTCTTGCTGGACATTCGTCCGAATGTCCAGGACTCCGCCGTACACATCGGCCTTGGCATAGCGGGGATTCACTGACTTGGGAACCGCGACGATTGCACCGGAGTTGAACTCGTCAAAGGTGATGTCGTCGAACGTGCTAGAGCGAATAACCTTGAATCGCCCGTCTCGGTCAATACGACCAATCCGGTAGTCGGACTTGGCGAGCTGACGCAGGCGGCGTACATACGCAGCCTGGAGCATGTCCTGGTGCTCGAATGCGGCGGCGTCATCGACCCACGCGCCAGCGTTCTCATCCCAGTAGGCGGCAACAAACTCGTCGTAGTTGCGCAGCATGCTCGGTGTCATGAAGTCGCGAGGTGAGAGCTCGTCGGCCATGCCGCCGATCTCCACGCCTTCCGGCCCCATCATGGATCGGGTGAGAGCTTCGGCGTCAGCGACGCCGACCCCAGTGGCCGGGTCCGGCTCGAGTAGTCCACGAGCGGTGATCGAGCTGGTGGCGTTCGGGTCATAGATGAGAGTGTCCGCAGTGTCCAACATGCGGACCTGAGCCTCGGTCAGGTCCTCAGAGATCTGAGTCCAAACTGGTGACTCCATCACCTGCATGGTGGTGCGCCTGCGACGCAGGAACTCTTGCTCGGCTGCTCTGCGCGCAGCCTTGCGACGCCTGGCCATCTGCTTGGCCAGTGCGCGCCGCTCCTCACGGTTGAGCTTGAGGTCGGCAAGGTCACGATCCTGCTGCTGACGCATTTTGGCCATGTTGCGGCGGATCTTTCGTAGGCCCTGCCGCTTGACGATCATGTTGCGGAAGCGGTTGGTCCCCCCGGCGATACGGTCACCGGCATTGAGAAAGAAGTTCTTGGAGCTTGTGCCGACATGGCCAGTGGTCGGCACCTCACCAAAGGCGGCAAGTGTGCGCAGATAGCCTTCGGCCACGTTGCGCTGGGTGTAACCCAAGCGCAGCAGAACTAGCGGACGCCAGACGTAGTCAATGGCGGTAAGCAGCTTCTCGGCAGCCCCGCGCGCCTTGCGAGCTCCAGCTCCAGACCGCTCGATCTTGATGGAGTCCTGGAGCCACTTGAAGTCCATGAGAGTGTAGCCGTTGCGCTGGGTTGCAAGAGTCATCTCGTCGAGGACGACAACCTCGCCGTTATCTACGACCCACTTATGGTTAGCCAGGTGCCCGCGCACGAATGACCGTCTGGATACATACTTCTTGGCGATTGCCTGCATCGCCGCAGGTGACTCCCCCAGGGCCGAGGCCATAGCCTCGACCATCTCCATCTCGAACCGCTCGGCAAATGCAGCCTTGGCTGCGGGAGTGGACAGTGCTACTTCCTGCGCCTCGGATAGGAGGCGGGTGCGAAACTCCTCAACAGACTCTGTGACCGTGTCGCCGTTAGGAAGGCGGCGAGTAATCAGCCTGCCTTCGCCAGTCTTCTTGGCTGCTCTGCGAAGGAAGGGTGCAGTCTCGAGTGCTGCGCGGAACTCGCGCATGAACTCGACGTTGTCCTGGAAGTTGAGCACGCCCGTCTGGCGATGCTTGCCCAGGTAGTCAAGACCGCTTCGGATATTGACGAATCGAATGCCGCGATTCATTCCGGGGAGCTTGATGACTGTGTGCTCGTAGGCCGAGCCAGTGAAGCGCTCCATGCGACGCTGAGCCTTGGCCTGCATACCGCGCGCGGAGCGCTTGCTGTAGACGCCAGCTCGCTTGTCGTAGCGGAATGTCCGACCGCGGCCACCGCGGGTGGCCCGCCCAATCACCGGATTGAGGGACACCTCTGTCCCGAAGCGACCCGTTGTGAATGCCGAGACGGTGTCAGCCTTGGCTACGTCATCCTTGAGGGACTTGACGGCACCCTCTGCAATATCGGCGAGCTGGTCGTAGTGGTCCAGATTCTGCGACACGTCGGTGCCGAAGATTGCTGCATAGTTGTCGCCAAGATCGGTGTAGTCATCGAGGTTGCGGTCGGCTCCGTTGCGGATATTCCACCGCAGGGCATCGAGCTCCTCCTTGGCGCCAAGAAGGTTGTCGTACAGGTCAATGCGTTGAGCCTTGAGACGACTAGCTGCTCCATAATCACCGAGCATGGCAAGGAACGCATCGGCAGCCTGGTCCTTGGAGTCGAATGTGGTTCCGACAATTGAGGCAACCAGGGCCGGATTATCCGAGTCCAGCACGATTGGGTGATGCGCAGCTTCCTCGGGGGTCATCCGGTAGATCTCGTCAATGAGCTGACCCTCGGCGGTTACCTCGACGCCAGCGTTATGTGAGATCACGCGAGCCTTGAACTCGCCCGGATTGATCGATCCTCGAGACCCGCCCGTGGCGAGTACCTGCTGAGTGGCCTTTCGGTATCCACCCATGATGCCCTTGGCTACGAGCACGTCAATGCCAACCGCAATCGCGATCGTGGCGTCTGCGGCTCCAGTGATCCATCGGCCAAGCCCCTGATTGAAGGCTGAGTCCTTGTCGTTCTCCTCGAAGGGATCGAAGTCTGAGTGCAGTCCCATCAGCCACGAGCGCAACTGGCGCTCGTTGGTGGGATCGGCCAAGCGTGCCGCGTTGTCCGCCTCGATGTAGGCGTCCAGCTTGCGCTGCATGTCCAGGCCGACAATGCCGTTGAGGAACTTCACTCGGTCGGCCCAGGCAATACCAATCGCCTGACCGGGAGTGATCTCCGCATCCCAGACCTGGCCGTAGTAGTTCCAGATATCACCCAGGGTTACGCCGTCCGTGGGGTCTGCGTCGAAGCGAGTAACGTAGCTCGGGTTGTTGAGAGCCATCGTCGTACCAGCAACGGCGGTGTTGAACGCCCGGAACGGTGCGTCCACGACTTGCATGAACTGCTCACCGGACTGCTGCGGAGTCTGATCCGTAATGCCTTCGATCACTTGGTTCTGTGAACCGACTGCATCGAAGTACGGGCGGAAGCCGCGCGTACCCGTGTAAGCCTGACGCTGGCGGGCCTGAGGCCCGCTCGTGTAGTCGTACCTCTTGACCGCACCCATGAAGTCGACGTACTCAGCAGACGTTCCGTCTGCCAGGGCAGGCGTGTACGTCGGAGCATTCTGTGCGTCAATGCGTGCCTGGGTGTCGTACTGAGCTTGACGCTGCTGCGCCTGCTGCTGCTGGGCATAGACGTAGCTACTGCTCATGGACGAGCGGAAGTCGGAGAACTTGCTCACGCTTGGTCCTCCTTGGCGATTAGATACAGGAACTCGTCAAACTGCTCGACGCTTTCCCAACCAGCCGTAGCGAGGCCCCACACGATCGGTGAGTTCTCCAGGCCGAGCACGTTCACTCCGGAAGCAATCAGCTTCTCGAGAGTGGGTGGTGTCACTTGGGTCTGTATCCCTTCAGATACCTAACGAACATTCGGAACGACTGAGGTGCGTCTGGGCTGTCGGCCCGAGACTCCAGCATTGGCAAGTAGCGAGCGATTGCTCGCATGTCCTCACTGAGTGCGTTGTCAAGACTGGGCAGCGCATCCATACCGGGGCCGGGACCCATAGCCGCACCAGCGGTAATGGGCTCATCGGGGCGCGTAGTGGGAGCGTCAATGCCCAACGGCATTGGCGCAGAGGGTCCGGACTCCTCGTACATCGGAGCTGCACCCTGGATGTTCATGAACTCCGCCTGCTCGCCGTACGCAGCGTCGGGGATTGCACGCATCGGCTGGCGATCGGAGGGACCGCCGTCAGTGCGCGCAGACATCGCTCCTGGCCCGGAGACCGGGGCGGGATTAGAAGGGGCTCGATAGCCGCCTTGCTCAGCCATCAGTCTCCTTCGCTTCGATTAGCTTGGCGATATCCGCGGAGGTTTCCTCCGCGAACTCATCGCGATCCGCCTGAACCCACTCATGCGCTGACTGGCCCAAGGCCAGCATTGCCAGGTTCTGGAAGTGATCTGCTGCCGCCTGAGCCATCTGAGACGCGAACATCATGGATGTGGCGACCGTGTCGGAGTTGAACCATGGCGTGGCTTCGACGACTACGGGTTCATCTTCGACAATCTCGATGATGTCGTCTTCTTCCATGGTTACCTCACCACTTGACTTTGTCGGCCCAGTAGGCCGCGCTCATCTTTCCCTTGGCGATGTTCTTGGCATGGCGTGCCTTGAAGGACGCCTGCCGTTTCGTAGGCTGCCTGTCACCCGTCACACCCTGCTGACCAAAGCGAATCGTCTTGATCTGCGAACCTTCCTTAGCCACAACGACATGCGACTTCGTGGGATGTTTAGGTGTGCGCTTCGGCTTGTTATAGCCGGAAACACCAGCACGAGTCAGACGTGAATCCTTCTTAGCGGCCATTACGACTTCGGTGCCTTCTTGTTCTTCACCTTGCCGTACTCGAAAATCTGCTCAACCTGCGACTCAGTGCGCTCATGCTGCTTCTCCGTGTCAGGCATCTTCCGACCGCCGTAGCCGTTACCGACCTTGGCTTGGCATCCACACCAGTTACACATTCAGCGACCACGCTTCTTCACGGGTGCCGACCGCTTTGGACCCTCAGCCCCAGCCTTCTTGGCTGCCTTAGCGGCAATGCTCTTGGCCTTATTGGACACCATCTTGTTTGACACGGGGTACGCCTTGTCCACGGCCTTCACCACGCTTTTGCCGCGGATTGCGGACTGTGACGATCCTCGACCTGAGCCTCCGCTGTTGCGAGGAACGGCTCCGCGAGTGGGAAAACCTTTACGTCCTGTCCCATATGCGCGGCCACTACCGACGCGACCAGTTGAACTTCCCTTAGCCGCAGGCATTAGCGAGCCTTCTTCTTGGGCTTGTAAGTAATCTTGGCGCTGGTCTTCTTCTTCGGCTTGTAAGTAATGCGTGCGGGAAGCTCGCTGAACTTACGGCCACTAGAACCTTTACCAGTTTTACCTGCCTGAGCCTTCATTACTTTCTCCGCTTCTTTGGCTTGTTCGCAGCGACTCCGGGGCCAGCATGACCCCGGCCAGTGCCGCTCTTGGGGGTAGCCTTCTTGGCCGCTTTCGCAAGCTTGCGGAGGGGATTCGAGGAACCAGCCGCCTTGTACATCTTGCGATAGCTGCTCGCGTTGCTACCGCGAGCGGCCTGAGACTTCACTTACCCGAGCCCTTCGAGAACTTCGGGAGCTTGCTATTGGCGCCAGCCTGGGGAGGCTTGGTTCCCTTGATGCGGTCGTTCATGCCAGGGCCCTTGCCAGTCGGCGCGGACGGCGGGAACGGGGGGTGCGGGTTCGTCTTCTTGACGCCGCCCTGGGATGCCTGAAGTGCCATGTATTTCTCCTTATTGAGCGGCAGGAACCTGCCGGACCACCCGACTTGCCATCTGCGGCCTGCCGGACTCTGACAACCCAGCCAGCAACTGCTGCATGGCTGGGGGCGCTTGAGGCCCCGCCCCCAAGTCCGGGGGGCCACTCGGAGCCATCTGATCTGGGGCGGCACCCATCTCGGGTGCCATGGGCTCGGGGCTGTCAGCCGGACTTGGCGGGGGCGGAGCGAAGGCTGACTTGACAGCCTCCTCAATGGGCACGCCCTTCTTGCGCGCATCCACTAGAGCGGCAAGCACATCAACGACTTGGCCAGGGTTCTGGCCGCTCGCCGCCATCGAAGGGATGGCCTGGGCGTAGCCCTGCACTGAGGCGAGAAGTGCGTCACGCAACCTCTCGACATCAATGACCTTTTCTTCTTCCGCCACATTCATGCTCACGGGCAGATTGCGACGGACGAAACTCTTGGATGTCAGGCCCGCGCCAAGGGCCTGGAGTGACCACACGAGGGCACGATTGGGGTCGAGTCCCGCCATGATCCCGTACTCGTAGGCGACGTTGTAGTTGCCCTTGATGTCACGCTGCGGGGTGTACTTGAGCTCGTACGGTGTGCCGTTGTGTGCGGACTGCACAATCTTGGGCTGGTCGGGCCACAGGGCCTCATCCATCTCCAGGCACATGCTGATCGCGTCAGCGATCGCCTCGCCTAGAACGGCTTGGGCAGTCTTGATGCGAGCGTCGAAGCCGCCCATGAGAGCTTGGACGCCACGGCCTGTGACAATGGATGCGTCCAAATTGCCTGCACGGGCTTCTGGGAATCGCGTACCAAGTCGAAGTTCCTCATCCAGAACTCGTCCCTCAATGAGCGCCGACTGCGGGAGCTCGAGGGGAACCCTGCGGATTTGCTGAGGATTTTGGCTACGGATAATCGAGTCGGGCCCAAATGCCATCTCCTGAACGTCTGCGGGAAGCGCAATCGGCGCTTCAACTGCCTTCTGAACCGCCTCCAGGCTGAGCATGGCCAGCTTGGCCTTCGCTGCATAAACCCAAAGAACGTCGTCGAAAGCGCCTCGCATCTGGTCATCAATGCTGGGGCGGACTGCCACAGCAACAGGTACGCGCTTGATCGGGTTCGCGTATTGCGCGAGGACCAGTGCATCGCGCTCCGGTACGAACAGCACGCAACGATCGGCGTCCCACCACTTGACAACCTCGATGGTGGCTTCGCTAGAGCGTCGGGTCTTGTACGGGTCCAGCTTGTCCGCGTACTCGGGGAACAAGGCAGCCAGATCCGAGACTTTCTTGGTCCAGCGCTTGCCATAGGCAATCACGCTCCCCCATCGGTCGAAGTCCACGTAGGCGCCCATCGGGTCATCAACGTGAATGTGGGGTCGCATCTCGTCGTAGTTCGCTTCGATGCGCAGCGGGAGAAAGCCGTAGGTGTTGAACCGATCGGCGCCGACCAGCAGGCGTGAGCCGAAGCGGGAGGCGTAGGGGTAGTAGTTCGCGATCTTGGTGAGGCGATCAGCACGCGAACGCTTGGACTCATCGAGGATCGAGTCACCCGCAGCCGTAAGGGTCGGCATAACGCCCACCATCTCGGCGGTATCGGAGGCGACAACGTCGATGAAGTTAGCCACGATGGGCTTAGGCCACTCAGACGGGAACAAACCGTCGAAGACGAGCTCGGAGTGCCCAGAGCGCACCGCCAGAATGTCCCGCATGCGCTTGTCACGGTCAGCGTTCTTACGCTTGAGCACGTCAAAGCGAGCGGAGATGTCCTTGGCGAACTCAGCCAATGTCACTCCTAAAGGTAGACGGACTGGCTTTCAGCCCATTCGTCGAGATTGACCACCATCTGCCGGGACTTGTCCCGATCGGACAGCATCTTGTTGGGCATGTGCCAGGTTTGGTGCTTGCGAGCACTGGAGAGCACGCGCCGCGCCGACAGTTCCGCGAACCACAGCGCCATGACGGTGTCCTGCTTGCGATGCTTGGTCTTCACAGCCGGAGACCACGACACCAACTGCTCCACGAGTAGCCGCACCCCCGGTGCGGTCGCAGTCGGCAATTCGATCAGGTTGTCCTTTTGGTGCTGACGCAGTCCCGTCTTAGGATCTTGCGCGACAGTGCCGAACAATCCGGACATCGAGGCGACACCAAAGTCAGGATCCATCTTGTTGGAGCCTGTGTGGTGCGGCCTAAGGACAATGCCCTTGTTGGCCAGGTACTGGCGCAGGATCTCGTCCTGTGACAGGTACCCCTGAAAGGCGTTCTCCTCGATGACCCACTCACTGGGCTGATACACCTCGGTCATTTCCGAGATCAGCTCGCGAATCTGCATCGGGGTGGGACTGGAGATGACGCGCATGTCCAGGACCCACCGCTTGCCTGTCTGACGGTCCACACTCAACGCAACTGCCGCACAGTCGCCGGCGATTGCCGGGTCCATGGCGCAGATCGTGTAGAAGCCGTCGACGTTATCGGGGTGAGCTGCCAGGTTCGGGTTCAGCGGGGCTGGGGTTCTGCGTCCATTGATGCACCCGCGCACCGCCACCGCATCGAAGGTGGCGTTCTCCTCGACATCTTGCTGCTGGTAGATCAAGCTCCACTTGGTCGCACCCACCTCGTTGCGCACCTGAGCCAGCCGCTTACCCGTCCAGCGGGGGTAGACCCCTTCACTGACAGGTTCGTCCGCTTCGGACATGGGCTCGTCGGTGACGGGCCACAGCGTCTCCCAGTCTTCCTCGGTGTCGGCGTAGTTGAGCACCGCGGGCATCGCCAGGTAGGACCAGGGCACTACCCCATCGGCGTAGTGGTCGGAGTTGCGCAGCTCCCGGTACAGATCCATCGGGGCCACGCGGGTGCCCACCACCAGGAGCTGACCGTCCGACAGACGGGAAGCGACTTCCTGGCGGATCCAGTCCATCTGCGATTCCCACTGGCCAGCGTTCGCCAGGGTCACCGTGTCGTCGAGGATGATGAGGTCGGCGCGGTTTCCATAGATCTGGCCACCCATTCCGACAGCTTCGACGCTGGGGTCCTTGGATCCGTCCTGAGCTTCCCCGCCCAGATACACCTTGGTGGCTGACCACTGGTCAGACGCCGCGCGCCACCCCTCCGGGGGCCCGAAGGCGAGCTGAAACTTCGCATACCTGGGGTGGGTCATGCGCTGCTTGATCGCGTAGAGGAACTTCTTGGCCTGGTCTTGGGTCTTGGAGACCACCATGACCTTGAGATTGGGGTTCTTGGCCAGGCGATAGGTGACGTACTCGATGGTGATCGTCATCGACTTCGCGTGGTTCGGGGGGATATTGATGAGAACACGCTTGGATCCGCGGGATCCGGGTTCATAGATCATCGAGGGGTGCAGCCAGGCAGGCTCACGCCCCTCCAGGACATCAATCATGTTCTGCTGGTGGGGCCAGATCTTGCGGCCCAGGTACTCCTGGCAGAACTCCGCGAACTCCCCCACCTGCATCTGCCGCAGATCCGGGTTAGACACGACGTTGCGTATCGCGTCGATCTTGTTCGCCCAGTCTCGGTCGCCTCGCCGCTGACCCTCGTACCAGGACCTTGACCTGCCGACGATCTGGAGGGCCTCAGTGATGTTCGAGCCCTGCCGGAGCAGCTCCTCGAGCTGCGTGCGGATCACCTCGGCAGGCTTATTGTCCCGCTTCTTGTACTGAGCCATAACAAAGCCTCCTAGTGTCGAGCCTCAACCCACCCGTCCGGCTCGACGCCCCACGTCGGGACGGCGGGGAGGGGGTTGGGAGCGAGACACACCCACGGCAGCCCGATACCGGGCGCCGTGATGAGGGGCTCTAAGGGAGCACCCGTAGGGGGTGCTCCCGGAGCTGAGCCCCTGAGGCCCCCCGCCCCTTCTCCCAGGGGGGTCGAAGGGGCTCTAGGAGTAAAAAGGCTTCTATTAGGTAAGGAGGCTTGCATCAGACCCCTATGCAAGGCCAGAGGTGGTGTGATTTGGATCACAGCCCTCTGACGTGGGCAAACATTCCTTGGAATCTGCCCGGGAGCCCTGGTGAGGGGGTGGGAGTGATGGTGAAAATTTGTCAGGGGGCAGGGTATTAGGGGGGGAGGGGGGTATTTACAATCCTGGGGTCATCGTGTCCGATTGGCCGGGAGTGTTCCAATTCGGCATGTGGTCACCCATGGGCTCATCACTGCGCGCACACGCGCGTCACGCGCGCGAAACACGCGCACGCGGGCACGCTCGCACGGTCCTATGGGGGCCCTACCCGCACACGCGCGCGCGAGGCTTGGCTCTAATGGCAGGATGCGATCACAGGAT